GGCGGTGCCTAGAGCCGTAGTACCCGCCACTCCGGTGACAGCAACAATCGCTACGCCGGTTACTTCAACCGATCCTACTGCGCCTGTGGCCTCTACCCCAGACGGTTCTGCCGTGGCCCCTGCTTCTACCGTGGCAGTGCCTAAAGCTGTGGTGCCTTGGACGCCCGTGACCTGCACGATGGCATCTGCTTCGACTGCGGCGGTGCCTAGCGCAGTGGTGCCTTGAACTCCGGTAACGGCAACAATCGCTTCGCCTGTTACGGCGACAGTGCCAATCTCTCCGGTAGCCGCATTACCAAGGACTTCAACCGCTCCGTCAGCTTCAGCGACTACATTGCCGAGGGTAGCTGTGGCCTCTAACCCCGTTACGCTAACTATGGCATCGGCGTTAACAACAGGAGTGCCGACTTCTCCAGTGCCTTCTACGCCCGTAACATTTACTCGGGTGCGTAGATCAATCGTGACTGAGCCAGTATTACCTGTTGCAGAGACTCCGGTAACCGAGACGTTTGTATCGGCTGTTACTGCTACACTGCCCGTTGCACCCGTGGCGGAGACACCACTAGGTGAGACTATGGCCTCCGCATAGACCGCAGCAGTACCTAGTTGGCCAGTGGCCTCAACGCCAGATACGCTTACGCTGACAGAAACATTAGCGTCATCCGCTATAGGGGCTGAAGCTAATGGAGCAAAACCTAGCATGACGCTTCTCTCTTACACACTGCTTCTATTCAGGCTCACTGGGCCACGTTATTGTGTTCGGAAACCCTGCTTGAGACGGTACGTCCCGAAGTGCTTGGCGATAGGTAGCCCATTCAGTTGACAGTGTTAAGTCGCTAGATGCTCTCCAATCTGTAGCGGCTAGTTTTTCATCTCGTTCTTTTCTGGCTTCTTCCGCAGCGCGGTCATCAGCTCCAGCCGCCCACGCTGTTTCTTTTGCATCCCACGCAGCTTCCTCTTCGGCAGAAAATGGAACGACCTCATTGTTTATCTGTTTGTACCTAGTCATTGCCTTTTCCTAAGAATTTTTAACGCCGTAGAGCCGTATGGTGCCACCCGTCATGTCATCTCTGGATAGCAATAGTCTGAAACCAGTGACAGGCCCAGTGCTTTGGTCGTACCAACCACCCAACATGAATATCCTGCGTCCGCCCATACTTTCTACGTACCACGTTGCATCGTTTGCGTTGCGTATGGTGAAGTTAACTCCGTTATCATTACTAGCCAAGTCAAATTCACCTATTGTAAACTCATTGGCCCCATTTACGTTGGCTGCGCTTTCGTCTTTAAAGTCGTAATTAGCCCCTGTAAGAAGAGTGCCGTTGTCGTATATCTGTAACTCAACATTAGCGTCACGAGCTACGTTTTTCGCCACTCCGGTAACATCAATCATGTATGTATCATACGATGAAGAAAAACCACTCGTAATATCAACTGTGGAAACAGCAGTGCCAATAGTTGTTGATGATATTAGTTCTAAGGCACCACCGCCTGCTGCATCAGCAAACGTAGCATTACCAGAGCCGTCTGTTGTTAGAACTTGTCCTGCCGTTCCGTCCGTGCCTGTATAATTTACTTGGTTTATGGTTACCGTACCTGCAAAGTTTGCAGACACACCTGTAGTGCTTGGATTTAGGTAATAGGACGTATTGTTGTAATCATAAAATATGGGCGAACGGAAAGAACCGGGGGCGTAGACATAAGTTGTAAAAATATATAATTCTGCATTGCCGTTGCAGTAATATATATTTGAGTTTGAGCCAGTTCTTATTCTGACGGCCCAACTAAAATCATTATCTAATATTCCTGTTTCACCACTACCATTGCCGTAGAAAGTTCCGTGCCTAACCCCATCTCCATCATAAAGAATAAGACCCCCACCACCAGAATTATTCCATTTAAGATTTAGGTATTTGTCATCACCTTGATCTAAAAGTCGCACGTTGTCATTAAAGACTAGCTCGTCAACGCCGGTAATGTCGTTGTTGCCTAATGCAAGGTTGCCTGACAAAGTACCGCCGGTTAAAGGCAGTTTGGTCGAGTCAGCTACGGTGATATTTGCACTACCATCAAACGACACGCCGTTAATTGTTCTGGCTGTTTGCAGGGTAGTAGCTGTGGTGGCGTTGCCAGAGAGAGCCGCAGTAATCGTACCCGCAGAGAAGTTACCACTAGCGTCACGAGCTACAACCTTAGATGCTGTGTTTGCCGAAGTGGCGTCTACAGCTAGAGTTCCAGTAGTAGTTATCGTGCCGCCGGTTAAGTAAGTACCGCCAGTAACGCTCGTTACTGTTCCTGTTTGAGCGCCAGCGGCAATACCGTCAAGTTTAGTGCCGTCAGCAGCAACGTCACGACCATCTACAGTTCCAGAGACTGTAATACTTCCTGTGACACTTAACCCAGATGTAGTAACCGTAACTGTGTTGCTTCCGTTAGCATGTAGCTGAAGAGTGCTGTTTTCGTTGTATAGAATTATCCATTCGTTATTTACATCATCGTAAAAACCGAAGTCATCTTGGTCGCCCATAATTGACCAGTGAGACGTACCCGTTGGAGCGATAGCGAAACCTTCCCAAGCACCTCCAGATGACACTTGAAGCAAACCGGAGCGGTTTGTGCTGTCTTGTAAAAGAATACCGTCAATGGTTGCAGAAGTGCTAAAAGTACCTGTCGTTGCAGAAACGGTGCCGCCGGATTGGTTTGTTGCTGTGGTAGCAGTCGTGGCGTTACCCGACAAAGAAGCCGTGATTGTACCTGCACTAAAATTACCAGAGGCATCTCTAGCTACAACCTTACTTGCAGTGTTGGCAGAGGTTGCATCAACAGCTAAAGTTCCAGTGGTGGTTATCGTCCCACCTGTTAAGTAAGAGCCACCAGTAACACTTGTTACTGTTCCTGTATTTGTGGTGTAACCCGCATTGTTATTAAAGCCACTGTTGTTAATGTTTGCTTTAGTTAGCTTTCTCTGTACGCCTAAAGTATCGACAACTACAAAAAAGTCACCGTCACCATTTGTAGTAGAGGTTGGCAGCTCACTTAAATTTAACGAGATGGTAGGGGTTGCGCCTTCGCTTGAAGCACTTCCGTCTAGGCCAGTGCCAGTTGCAATAGTAGCAACGTAGTTACCCGTGGTGTCGGTGCCCAGAGCAACAGAATTAGCCGCAATAGTGGCCGCAATGCTTACGTTCCCACTACCATCAAAACTACCCGAAGTACCTGTGACATCACCCGTTAAGCTGATTGTCCTGCCTGTAGCTAAAGCAGTGGCGGTAGTAGCGTTACCCGAAGTATCTTGGTTTCCCGAGGTATTAACCCCGGGCAAGTTGATATTAGCTGTGCCATCAAAACTAACACCACCAATAGTACGAGCAGTTTCAAGGGATGTTGCCGTTGCGGCATTACCTGTGGTGGAGCTTGAAGTAGTAGCGTTACCAGACAAAGCAGCCGTAATCGTACCCGCACTAAAGTTACCAGAGGCGTCCCTAGCGACTAGTGTAGAAGCGGTATTAGCGGTATCACTTTGGAGGTCTTGTGCGGCGGCAGTTACATAGACAATAGCACTGCCAGACAGGTTAAGAAGGGAACCTGTGCTACTTTCAATAAGCGTACGGGAAAGCGTCGTCCCTGACGAAGTGTATGTGCCAGTGCCTATCTCAAACGCAGCACCATCTTCGATGGTGTACCGGACAGTCTCGGCGTTTGCTACGCCAGCATCTGCAAAAGTCTGAAACCCTGCTACAGCAGAACCGAGCGTAATCGTCCCTGTCCCTGTCGTAGCAGTGGACATCTTAGCTCTATTAACTAAAGTCACCATAGCTACGGTCTCTCAGTTTTAGGCGATACGAATAATGGCGTTGCTCGCATCAGCAGCAGGGAAGACGATAGTAAAGTCACCCGCAGTTGAAGTTTTATCTGAGCCAAAGTCCAGAACCGCTACCGCAGGGTTAGTGCCGCCGTTAGCTAAGTAAATAAGCGCACCACGGGCAGTGATTGTTGCGGTAGAAAACGTAAGGTCTGCGAAGTCTAAGAACGCCGTAGTGCCACTAGACGCAGGGTTCGCTGAGATAGTCAACGTACCGCCGCCAGCAGAGTAGCCCGTACCTGAGACTTCGTTAGTCGCAGAATACGCAGTGGTAGTCGCATCTAGCGTAGCTGACGACGTATACAAGGCCAGCTTAAAGACCTGTGATGTGCCGCTGCTAAAGTCAAAAGTCCCGTCAAGAATATCGACTTTGAATGATGTTGCCATAGCCTGTGTAATAGCCATTTGTCTTTCCTTTTAAATTAACGCGGTTCTATTCTGAGTTGGCCGGAGCGATACATATCTTCTCGCATCTTGCCGTCACCAAGATTTCTAAGTAACGCAATAGCTTGCACATACATCTTTTCGTACAGAGCTA